AACATGGAATTAAAAATGACTCATCTTGCAACAAGACAACCAGTTACTATAGATTTAACTGAAGACGAAATGCTCTTGGCAAAATCAAAAAGTGGTAATATCAATGAAAGTTGGGAAACAATGTGCAAGATGGTACATGAAAGAACCGGGTATGATATTATCGGTCAATTTGAAATTGACGCTTTAGGTGGGAGAGTATTTCACTAATGGGTTTTTTAACTAAACTACTTGATTTAATAGAGGCACTCATTGTAGGGTTCTTTAAATTAGCAATGGTAATAATTATTACAGGAGCAGTTATAATATTACTGGGGAACAATGGATAATTTATTCATAGCAATCTTCAGTATATTCGCAATTTTTATAATATATATGCAAACGCATATAATTCAAGAACAAAAACAAGGTAAATCAATTCGACTGCCTTGGGAAAAGAAAAGAAAACCATTCGATAAGTCGGATATCGAATACAGAGATGGAGATAATACATGAGCTTTTATAACATAGATGAAGTAATGGATAAATTAAAAGAAATGGAAAACAAATTAGATAAACTACTAGCTGGTGAAAAGGAATATACCTATAAACAGCATCATTCATTTTCAAATACTATTGACGATGAAAAGAGATACGCAAGTGTTACCATGAGAAATGATGGCGTTTGGTGTGTAGAAAAATTTATTAATGGTACGCTAATGGAAAGAATGCCATTACCAGGTAAGGCAGAAATATATGCTGAAAATGCAGCAGAGAATTTTGTCCTATTACCATAAACAGTTCGGCCGGGGCTCATCAACGCACTCCTTATCACCGCGGAGTCCTGGCCACTTTACATTCAATTAAAAGTATGGTATAATATAACAATATGGAAAAATGGTTTCACAATAACATAATAAAAATAACAATGATAGTTACCCTACCACTATGGGTGGCATTTATATCGCAATATATATAAGGAGAAATATGTCGATTAATAAGAAAAGAAAAAGAGGTCCAAGTTTAGATGATAAGTATCTAGGACCAGAGCCAATATATACTGCAGAGTCAGTATTCAATGATAGTAATTGGACGAAGGGCGCTTCGTGGTATAATTACTTTTATAAAACAAAAGATTACATGCCGTCTACATATCAGTTCGCAATAGATTATTGTGGGTACGATAAGAAGAAAGTTCAAGTACTTAAGAGACAAAAGGATTATAGATTCATGGGAGTCAATAAACTCATTAAGCTCTACTACAGAGGCTGGGTTTATTCAGATGAGCAACTCGAAAAGATGAAAGACTTTATTGATGAACAATATCAACTTGCTTTAAAAATGCAGAAGGTCGAAGAGGCACAAAAGAAAACTGTGGTTGTTATATCACCTGCAGAGAGAACAAGAAGAAAAGTATTGGAAACTATTCATCATGACTGGGATACTGAAATAGTTGACGGTTGGTTGGAAGGTAATTTCACACAAAAGTTCTCTGCCTATAACAGATGGAAGATGCATGGTTTAAAGGGTAACGCAATAAACATGTTTAAAGCTTTACTAGACGCTGAGTATGATAACATCAAGTCTGCATATGATAAAACATGTGACCAATGTGTAGAAGCTTATTCTAATTTCACTAAAGGTGAGAAAAACAAAATTTTAAAACAGTTCGAAGAAGTGTTCGAGGACTTGGATAGATTAAAGCTATCATTTAAGGCTTCAAAAACACCACGAACTAGAAAAACCAAATCATCAGATGCTCAAGTATCAAGGCTCCAGTATTGTGCTGAAGACATTGACGCAAAGCTAACCTCAATTAATCCAATAATGATACCGGGTAAACATAAGTTATTTGTTTATAATAAGAAGCAAAGAAAGCTTATGGAATATACAACCACGGCCATTGACGGATTCCTTATATCTGGCACATCAATAAAAAACTTTGATAAAACCAGTAGAGCAGCTACACTACGAAAACCTGATGAAATGTTACCAATGATTTTAAATAAGACTGAGAAGCAAATTGAAAAGATTTGGGAAACAATAACAACTAAAATAACCAAACCCACAGGCAGAATTAACTCTGACTGTATATTAATGAGGACTTTCTAATGATAGGAATTGGAGAAAAGTTTCCTGCATTCTCACTTGCAGGAATCAATGATAAAAACGAATTTGTGAGAGTAGATGTAGAAGAAAACTATACGCCAATGAAACATGATTGGTCTGTGGTTTATTTTTACCCAAAGGATTTTACCTTTATATGCCCAACAGAAATTGCAGGTATGGACTGTTTAGTTCCACATGCGAATGTGATTGGTATTAGTGGAGATAATGAATTCTGTAAATTGGCTTGGAAAAAAGAGAATGAATTAATAGGTAATATTAATCATACACTTGCTGCTGATTGTGGATTAAATTTATCACATGAATTAGGTATTGTCGCAGAAGCTGAACCTGTTTGTTTAAGGGCAACTTTTATATTCGACAAATATAGAACCATACAACACATTTCAGTTAATGCTCTTGATACTGGCAGAAGTGCAAAAGAAGTATTAAGAACATTACAAGCATTACAAGCTGGTGGTTTAACTGGCTGTTCATTTGAGGTTGGCGATGACTTTGTCGGTTGAAATAGAAGGTAAGATAATGACCAAGAAAAGGTTCTCTATGGCTGTAGAAAAGCTAGTCGCTACAAAACACGGTATCTCTTATATAGACGCCGCGTGTATCATTATTGAGGAGAGAGGAATGGATTACTCTAACTTAAAAAGGTTATTAACACCATCACTCAAAGCTAAAATCGAAGACGAGGCCTCTAGGTTAAACTTAATCAAAGGCGAGAGGGTAAATACATTACCTCTGTAAAACCACAAAAGCCAAAGGCTTGGCATAACGACAAACAATGGCAAGATAACTCAGATGGCTGGGTTACTGCTATGAATAAATCAAAAGAAAAAAAAGAAGCGAAAAGAAAACTCCAGGATATGGAATGCAATCACGGAGACCTTGAATGGTGCGAAGGTTGTGCATATGATATGAATGGAGAACAAGTCGCATTCGAAGGAACAGATTATTAATGATAGACCCATTTGAATCATACAGATTATATAACGCTTTAAAGCTACATTTTGAAACTGATTACGATGCTTTAAAATACAACTTTAAAACTAATGCCTCTGCCAAGTCTTTCTTAAATAGAAAGGATAAATATTTTTTCGCAAAGATAGCAAAGGCACATGAAAAAGATTTAAAAGGATACTATGTCGCTAACTTTAAGAACGATGTTTCCTATGTAGGAGAAATGGTTAACGAAGTAGGCGAGAAGAATTATTTAGCTCATAAGAAAACACTTGAATCGCTAACGCATGTGTTTTCAAATGATATAAATAAACTAAGTGATATTAATGAAGTTGACTTTAATGGATTATTTGAATCCGAAGATGGTCAACACCCATTAATAATACAACTGTGGATGCAAGAAGAGATTAGTTTAGAAACTATTGTTATTCTTAATTCCATATTAGGGTTTATACCTAGAGAGTCCAAGAAAATATCAGATACATTAATTTGGCCTGATATTAAAAGGAAAATCGAAAAGTATACTCCCTTCGTAAGCTTTGATGTGATTAAGTGTAAAAACTTATTACAAAAAGGGTTTACAAATGCCACATAATGTGGTATAATATAACCTATATTATGAATAAAGTGACATACAATAGAAACGACTACATTAGAGTCGTAATACAATGCAAATACAACGGAGAAAAAATACAATGTCATTCGCAAATTTAAAGAGCACACGAGGCTCATCAATCGATAAACTCGTTAAAGCAGCAGAAGCTGTATCCACAAAACCAGAGGCTAATTCATATGATGATGACAGACTTTGGAAACCTACCAGAGATAAAGCAGGAAATGGTTACGCAGTAATCAGATTTTTGCCGGCTAAGGAAGGTGAAGATTTACCATGGGTAAGATATTGGGACCACGGTTTCAAAGGTTCTACTGGACTTTGGTATATCGAAAACTCCTTAACATCTA